AACAGGGGTAAACCACTTCAACGACACGCGACCCATACAGCAAGAAGCCACATTGGCAGTAGGGGGAAAGGGGGTAAACCTCCTTCGCTATATCCCCCACCAGCAAGAGAATGTGGTGTGCGTGCGTAAGGCATGTGATTGTGAAACGAAATTGTTGAAAAGATGACTGTAAATGAATGGCGATTCAAGATATGCGTGAAAGCGCGTGATGAATGGCGAAAGAATCCTCAAAGCTACAACGGTATGTGTCCGTTGTTGATAAATACGATAATCAAAAATGGCTATGAGGAAACTGATGACAAGGAATTCAACAAATTGATGCTCGCGTTGATTCGTCATAGAGGATGCAGTAGGCCAACGGTATCTGAACTCATCCCAGCGTTTGTGCGTCCTGATGACGCCAATTCAGGAGCGTTCCTTTTTTGGTGGATTATTACTGAAAAACAACGTCGCATGGAGTTTCTTGAGTATTTGGTATCTTATTACGCCAACGCCGTTGATAAGGAAAGTTAGTTATGGTATTTCGAAGAACAAAGACCAGTGTCACGGCTTGGAGCGTTATCCGTGAATACATGTCTAAATGCTCGTATGGCAGTTTGGTAACACAGAAAGCTATACGAGCCATATTGGAGGAACGCGCAGAAAATTATCGTAAGTACGGTTCGGTTACCACCATGAATGCCTATTTCAACCTCATGGCTGGTGCAGGGTATATACGCCATTCTCCCCAGCATGGAATTTGGGTGGTTGTTAAACCTGTGCCGAGTGACCTTACAGCGTCAAAGTTAAAGATTCAGTACAGCAACCGCTCACAGCGGCGGGGATATGCATATGGCAGCCCACAGGATAGAAATAGTTCGCGTAAACTTTTTTGAGTACTCATTTGTCGGGTGTGATAGCTTGGGTAAACGTATTGTGGCCAAGGCGCTCACGTATCGTAACCCGAGCCCTTTTGCGTACTCGGACACAATACAGATGTTTGACCGTCGGGCGTTCACGTTTAAGGTCGGGATGCTGCCGACGTTGATTAAAAAACTTTCGTCTGCTGGCCGCGAGTACCGATTGACGGATTACGATTTTAAGCTACCACGCTCGGTGAAGATTGACGAGCGACTGAGTGGAAAGTACATCCACCAGCGGCGGGCTGTAGAGGCGTTTTTCCGGCGACGTATAGGTATTATCGTCGTTCCAACGCGCGGCGGAAAGACCTTTATTGCCGGCGAGTGCATACGTATCTTCTTGAAGACCGAAGCCGTATCACACAAGGTCCTTTTCTTGGTTGACAGTAAAACTCTATTCCAGCAGGCCATAGATGATTTTACGCGCTATTTTGAGCCTTACGGCGGAATCGAGATTGGCGAAATACGCGCTGGACGTGTCGATACCGAAAAGCGCGTAACCGTCGGCATGATACAAACTATCCAATCGACGCTCTCTAAACGCTGTACTGAGACTGGAAAGAAGAACAAACTCAAGAACTTTTTGAAAAGCCTACGGTTCTTGATTGTGGATGAGATTCATGATAACGCTTCGGCTCCTAAGTTGAGGATATACAAAAGTTGCAAGCGCCTCACGCACCAGCTAAGCCTTTCGGCCACACCATATCGCGCAGAGGCGTTCGTGGAGAACTTGCATCTTAAAGCCTGGAGCGGCGATGTGGTATATCGTATCAAGGAAGAAACGCTGCGTGAACGCGGTGTATTGACCGAGTACAAGGTATTTCTGTTGGCTTTAGAGCAGGACGCTCGTGCTATTAGCGCTGCCACCTATATGGCGTACCAAAAGGCATTGATATTCAACTCTCAGATTCGTGACGCCATCGTCGTTAAGGTCATCAAGATGTGTCGCGATCGCGGGTTTAAGACGCTGGTGATGTTTCAATCCGTGGACCACGGCCGTCATATCAGCGAACTCACTGGATGTACTTTTATCCATGGCGATACCGATAACGAGGAACGTGAACGCATCAAAAACGAGTTTTTGGAGCGTACCGATGGTGGTGTACTTATGGCGTCTAATATCTTCAAGAAAGGTGTTACGCTACCGGAGGTTGAAATACTGTTTAACGTCGATGGAGGTCTTGAAAACGCCAATACTATCCAGCGTAAAGGACGTGTTCTTGGCGCTACGGAAGCTAAGACACGTTCGGCTGTCATTGATTTTATGGACATTGATGACGCCTATTTCTCGGAACACTCATCGACACGGTTAAATACCTACGTTAAGGCCGTTGGCGAGGATGGTATTGGAATACTGGATACGGCGGTTGATAATTGGTTAAATACTCTTGAACGATGGCTGACGATTTGGTTATCCGTAAACCTGCACTCTACCGATATGCCGTAAGACTGTTGGTGGACGTGTTGTACCAGATGGGGTGCGATATGCGTCAGACATTCCGCGTAAACGATGCCGACATCCACGCGTGGAATCACTTCATAGAACGTTACGCCTCCGCCACTGAGGACTTCACCCGGCGTTTCATTCTGTTTCAATTACAATGTCGTTACGGCGAGCGTTCTGGCTTATCACGCAAGACGCTAAGTCGTACGCGATTGGCTTGGCTGGTTAGTAAGGCGGCCATAAAATCGTGGGAAAAGGTCTATCCGACATCGGCCGCGCGTTTTGTGGCTAAGGGGCTGAAAAGCCGTTTTGACGTCTCTACGCTCAAGAGCGAGACCGAGTTACCAGCGTTATTAGTTAGGCTTATAGACCGCGAAGAAAAAGCCAAAGCGGCGTTTTACAGCACTAATAAGGGGTTTGCGTGGTGTATCGTGAATACGACGCTATACCACCACCGGAGCCCTTGGTGTGCGACGTGTAAGTTCAAGGAACAGTGTAAGAAACTACTGGGTAAGAACTACCCTCTTGTGTACAAAATACGAGGATATGCTTAAAGATAGACTATCATCCAACCTAATTACCGAGCTGTTTTCGGCGGCTATTCGTAAACGTTCGGTGTTCGATATATTGAATCAATATCTGCGCTTTTCGTATCTTCAGGTTGAGGCTGAAAAGAAAGTGTGGAAAAAGATAACCGAACGTTATTCCAAGACCGGGCGCGTACCGACCATCGGCCAGTTGCAACAGGCTTTTCTGGATGACGAGGGGGTGTTGGAATTAATCGAGAATATACGCGACGTAGATGTTACGGACGAAGACATTCCGTCGTTGATAGCGTCGCTGGAAGCGTACATTCGCCAGATGAAATTTCTCGACGCTAACGACCGTATCGCCGATTCCTACAACATGGGTGATAAGGAAAAGGCATATAATATCCTAATTAAAGCGGCTGAGGAAATATCGCACTTTACTATCCAGGACGCTAAATACGACCGCGTGTTCAGCGACTTCAACCGTCGTCAGTTGGAGCGGCGGAGTACCGACTGGAATTATCGCTTCAAAATTCCTACTTGCATTGACGAACTGGATTACAAGTTAGGCGGTTCTAATGGCGGCCCTGAAACGGGTGAAGCGTGGCTGTGGATGGGTATATCGGGTGCGGGTAAATCGCAAGCACTGGTACACCTCGGCATCGCAGCCTCGCGGCAGGGGTATCGTGTGGTTCATTTTCAGTTGGAGGGTACACGCGAGCAAGCCATGGCCCGTTACGATTCTGCGTGGTTAGGCGGTATATACCAGGATGTAAAGGTTGGTAATATTTCCGACACTAAACTGAAGATGGCGCAACGAGTTGTGGCAAAATTAGGTAAGACCGATATTATTGTCGTGGCGGTGGAAAGTTTTGGTGGCATGACTGTCACTCAAATGCGCCAGGAACTTCAAGACATAGAACGGGCCTACGGTAAGGTGGACATGATATTGTGGGATTATCTTGAATTGGCCGAGTTAGGCGACGGTCATAGTTATTCGATGAACGAGGAGCGTTTCCGGCAGATGAAACTGGCTCAACAGGCTAAGATGATGGCCATGGAGTTCAACGCTGTGGTTCATGTCGCTACCCAGGCTAACGGTATTCCGCCTGAACTCCTCAACGATCCTGACTTTGTTATTACGCGCTACAATCTGGCGGAGGCTAAAGGTAAGGTAAACCCGATGGACGGTTTCGTGACGATGAATTTCACGTCTG